AGCCGAAGTTTTACACCGCGCCACGAATTGAATTGACAAAAGTCAAGTATCTTGAAAACACAATTCGCGCGGCACTTGGCAGCGAAGAAGCCCGCATTTATGTGAAGGCAGCTGACGACGCCACAAACAATCCAGCAATGTTCCCAACCCGTCAATTGACAGAGGTTTGGAATCCGCTTGGAACAAATGTCAGAGGTTGCGTCGATGCGCTATCGAAGGGCACATTGCCTGATGCAGGGCTTACCTTCGAAATTCCAAAAATCACACAGCTTCCATCTGTCACCGAAGAAGCCGAAGGCGGCGCGGTTGCCGATGTAAATGTCAATAGCGAGTTCATCTCGGTGTCTGTCAAAAAATTCAGCGGAAGTCAGGTATTTTCTGTCGAGCTACTCGATAGGAGTTCGCCTGTTTTTCTGAACGAGTTGCTTTTAACTATGGAGCAAGCGTATTCAAAGGCTACAACCGAATATGCAAATGATGTCTTGGTTGCAAATGGCGCACTCAATGCGACAGCTCGCGCAAATGACAAGGAAGCATTGCTTGCTTATGTTGCAAGCGGAAGCGCGGCAGTTTATGCAGCGACAAAAGGTTTTGCAAGAAATCTAGTTGTTGCACCTGATCAATGGGCAAATATCATGGGCTACAACGATTCAGGTCGCCCAATTTACAACGCAGCCGCACCACAAAACGCGGGTGGAAATGTCACACCAACATCATTGGTGGGCAATGTTGCAGGTCTAAACCTTTATGTCGATGCCTATAAGACAGGATCAGGCGACAATTCAATGTTTGTCATCAATCCTGATGCTTACACTTGGTATGAATCACCACGCGCAAACCTTCGCGCAAATGTCATCGCCACAGGTCAAGTTTCTGTGCTCTATTACGGCTTCGCCGCTCTTGCTACAAAAACAGGCGCGGGCTGCAACCGTTTTAACTTCACTTAAGCCGACTAACTAATCATCGATCAGTTGCGCTCCCGTAGCTGATCGAGCAGAATCGAAAGGAACGCTCATGCCAAACATCGTCAGCGCGCAAGACTTGCGCACCGTGCTTGGCGTGAGCGTTTCGCTTTATCCTGACAGTTATCTTGACGACATCATCAATTCGGCTGAAGCTGTTGTTTTGCCGATGTTGGTTGCCAATTCGTCAGCTGTTGCAATGTATGAAATTGAAAATAACATTCTTTACATCTACACCGTCAGAGCTCACAAATTTGTCACAGGTCAGAGCGTGCAGCTTAACAATTGTGACGCTTCCATTGACGGCACTTACACCCTCACCGCGGATTACACTCACTCGCCCTATGTCTTTACAGCTGCAAAAGTCACAGCAAATGTGACGCTTCGCGCCGTCATTCCAAACGGATCAGCGACATTGGTTGGCAAATCTGCCGCCGATATTTATGCAAACAACGATGCTGTTGAGAATGCTGTGATTATGACCAGCTCTGAAATTTTCCAAGCTAAAACCGCCGCTGGCAATTCGATTGACGGCGTTGATTTCCAAGTTTCACCGTGGCGCATGAGCCGTCAGCTATTGACACGCGTTTCAGCCTTGCTTGCGCCATTTTATGAAGTCGAATCGATGTGTCAGTAATGCCATCAACAATTCAAACAAGTGTCAGAGATACGCTTCAAAGCGCGCTGTCAAGCGTTTCGGCAAATGTTTATGATTCTGTGCCTGAAGCTGTGATTCCACCATTTTGCGCGCTAGTTCCTAGCGATCCTTATCTTCAGCCAAATCTTATTGGCAAATCGACAATCAAAGTTCAAATCAATCTTAGAATCACGGCAGCTGTTGCCTATATGTCAAACAGCGCATCGCTGGACAACTTGGAGAAGCTACTCATCAGCATTCTGGCGGTTATACCGTCAGGCTACATCGTCGGAGATATAACCGTGCCGTCGATTGTTTCGGTCGGATCGTCAAACCTGCTATCGGCAGACATACCCGTTTCCACCTACTACACTCAAACAAACTAGGAGCAGACATGCCAACAAATATCATCACGGGGCGCGATGTGTCTTTCACGATTGGTGGAAACAATTTCGACGCCCAAACAACATCGGCAATCCTGTCAAATGAGCACATCATCGAAACTTATCAAACGCTCGATGGTCGCGCATATAAGGCAATTGACGATCAATGGACATTCGATGTCGAAATGCTTGCAGATTGGGGCGCAGCTGGATCACTTTGTGAAATCCTGTGGGGCGTTTGCGAATCTGCACCAAACACAGGCATTTCAACTGTCATGACAGCGGCGACAGGTGCTACATTCACATTTCAGGTTTTGCCCGTCTTCCCATCGGTCGGCGGAGCTGCACCTGATGCACAAACTGTGACGATGAGCTTCACCGTCATTGGAACACCAGCTGAATCGTTCAGCTAGGATTTAGAGAAACGGGAGCAAAATGAAACTAGCAATTCAAATTGAATATCAATCGGGCGATGTGGCGACTTATGTCGCTGCACCGCCTGAATGGGCAAAGTGGGAGCAAAAGACAGGCTTTCGCATTGGTCAAGCCCAAGAGAAGATTGGCATTTCAGACTTGATGTTTTTGGCTTATCACGCCATGAAGCGTGAGGCAGCTGGCAAGCCTGTCAAGCCTTATGACACTTGGTGCGAAACAATTGCCGAAGTGGTAGTTGGTGACAACAGCCCAAAAGTCACGGAAGCGGAAGCGTCAGCCGACTAATTGTTGAGCTCGCAATCGCCACAGGCATTCCGATGTCTGAATGGCAATCCGCTGAAGATATTTTGACGGCGATTGAGATTTTGGAGAAAAATGGCGGCGACAAAAAGTCAAGGTAAGATCAGCATCGATGTTGATCCTGTTGCTTTGAAAGATTTGCGCGCCACATTGAGGCTGCTAGACAAGGAAACATCGTCAGAATTACGCGACAAAGCGCAACCGCTTTCCAAAAGCCTTGCGCGTGAATTGACCGTTGCAGCTGCATTCTCAGCAGCTCCACCGCAAGCCATTTTGGTTGCTCGCTCAATTAGCACGCCAAGAGATCGCATGATCCGCGTTGATGTTGGTGGATCAAAGCGCGTTGGCAGACCATACGGCGGCAAAAGACCTGACACAAAAAGCACATCGGCGCAAGCTGGTCAGCTCTTATGGGGCAGCGAATATGGCAGCGGCGGGCAACCGCAAGACAGCGCAGGTCGTCGCATGGGCAGATCACGATTCGTTAAAGGCAGGAATAAACGCGGCTATTGGATCAACCCGACCGTTGATGCAAACATCAAGCCCATTGCTGACGAATATGTGCAGATTGTCAAGGATATAGTTAAGCGATTGAAACTTGAAGGCGGTGCGTAATGGCTGGGATTCCAAAAGTCAAGATTCAATTTGATGCCGATCTTGATGGTCTGAAAAAAGGCACGGCAAGTGCCGACAAAGAAGTTGCAGGGTTTGCAGATAAGGTCGGCGAGTTTGGAAAGAAAGCCGCTGCCGCTTTTGCTGTTGCTGCCGCGGCAGCCGCCGCCTATGCAGGCAAACTTGCGATTGATGGCGTCAAGGCTGCGCTAGACGACGAAAAAGCTCAAAGAATTTTGGCTTTGACGCTAGAAAATACAACAGCGGCAACGAATGCTCAAATTGCAGCTGTTGAAGATTACATTTTGCAGACCGCGCTCGCAACGGGTGTCACCGATGATCAATTGCGACCAGCTTTTGCGCGTTTGGTTAGATCGACAAAAGATGTGGAAGAAGCCCAAAAAGTTTTGAATCTCGCGCTTGACATAGCAAGCGCAACAGGCAAACCGCTTGAAACTATCACGGCAAGTTTGGCAAAAGCCTATGATGGCAACACAAACGCATTGGGTCGGCTTGGTCTTGGTTTGGATCAATCGGTTATTAAATCAAAAGATTTCAATTTGGTTTTTGAATCTTTGCGAGGATCATTTTCAGGTTTTGCCGCAAATGAAGCGCAAACATTTCAAGGTCGCATTGATCGCCTAAATGTTGCTTTTGATGAAGTAAAAGAAACAATCGGATTTGCTTTGTTGCCTATCTTTGAAAAACTTTTGAATTTTGTGATTGAAACGGTGTTTCCTGTTTTTAAGCGTTTTTCTGATTCACTTAGTGGATCGGGCGATGGTTTGTTGGCTAGGTTCGAAGATATTTACAACTTTATCAGAGATTTTCTTGAACCTATTTTTGACGCTGTGCGCGGGGCTTTTGTCAAGATAGGCGATGCAATTAGAGATCAAGAGCCAAGATTCAAAAGCATCATTGACACTTTTGCTGATATTTTCAAATGGTTGAATCAATATATCATTCCAATTTTGAAAACACAATTTGTCGCAGCAATTGAAAGTTTCGCTTCAGCTGCATCGGTAGCCATTAAGGTTGTTGTGCCTGTCATTGAAACCGTTTTGAATACCATCAAAAGCGTTATCAATGGAATCATCAGCGTCATCAACACGGCGATCAATCTTTACAACAAAGCCAACAATCTTTTTGGCGGCAAAGACATTGCAAACATTGGAAAAATTGGTGCGGGTGGAACTACTACATCGGGCACAGTCGGCGGCGTTCAATTGCCTTTTGGCGGTGCAAATGTTGGCGGTAGGACGGGTGCAGCGGGCAACGCTTTAGGCAGCGGCATTGGTGCAGGGCTTGGATCAGCTCTTGGATCAGCTGTTGGATCAGCTGTTGGAAATAGTGCGGCAAAAGCTGTCAAGGAATTGCCAAAAACATTGATTGAAGAAATATCGGAAGCAAATTGGTTGAAAAAGACAATTGAAGAAGGTGTTTTTGATGCCGCTCGATTTAGAATGGGCGAGGAAAGAAGCATGTTGCCACCTGTTCCAGCAATGGCGACTTTTGATCCTGCAAGTTTTAGACGACGCGATGATATGGGCAACACAATCAATTTGACCGTCAATGGCGCGGTTGATCCTGAGAGCACGGCGCGACAAATTGTGACCATTTTGAATGATTCACAGGCTCGCGGAACGCGCGGAGCAAGTGCATTTTCAGGGCTCGTTCAAATATGAGCGTTTGGACACCTGATTGGCGCATCAAGATTCAAGGCGTTGAACACACAAATCTAACGCTCTCAAATCTTACAATCTCATCAGGTCGCACAAATATCTATCAGCAACCCGTCGCAGGTTATTGCCGAATCCAAGTCATCAATACAAATGTCAGCCCAATCACTTTTGACATCAATGATGGTGTGACAATCGAAGTCAAAAACGATGCTGGCAATTATGTTGTTTTATTCGGTGGCAACATCACCGACATGAATGTCAATGTGTCATCGGCAGGCGCAATGGGCATCAGCCAAACAATCAGCATCACGGCTCTTGGAGCGTTGGCAAGATTGCCAAAAGCCGTTTTCATCGGCAACATCACGCAAGGCACAGACGGCGAGCAAATCAGAGATGTGCTTGAAGGCATACTTTTTGCCAATTGGAATTCTGTGCCAGCGGGCGAAACTTGGGCGGCATACGATCCGACGGTCATGTGGGAAGATGCCGAAAACAACGGTCTTGGCGAAATTGATGTGGGCGATTACACGCTTGACGGTCAAAACAGCGTCGATGCCGATGTTTATTCGATTGTGGCAGCCCTAGCTCAATCGGGTCTGGGATACTTATACGAAAGCCCAAACGGCTTAATCAATTACGCTGACAGCACGCATCGCACAGAATACTTCTCAGCCAACGGTTATGTCGATCTCGATGCCAAACACGCGCTTGCTGGCAATATCACGACTAAAAAGCGATCGGGCGATGTGCGCAACAGCATCACGCTGCAATATACGGCAAGCGGGAATTCGGAAGTCAGCGACAGCGATGTGGCTTCAATTGCCACTTATGGAGAGCTCGCCCAAACAATCCGCACAACCTTGAAGAATCAAGGTGACGCGACAAGCCAAGCGGCATTTTATTTAGAGCTCCGAGCCTATCCGCAAGCCGTTTTCGATAGCGTGACTTTTGCGCTTGGCAACCCTGAAATTGACGAAATTGATCGAACATCGCTCTTGGGCATATTCATGGGAATGCCAATCAACCTGCAAAACCTGCCAGCCAACATGAGCAATGGAGAATTTCAAGGGTTTGTCGAAGGCTGGACATTCCAAGCGACCGTCAGCGACATAAAATTGACCATGACCGTTTCGCCGCTGGCATTCAGCTTGCAGGCATTTCGTTGGAATTCTGTGCCTGTCACAGAGCGTTGGAACACTTTATCACCTACACTTATCTGGGAACAGGCGACTATCGTCGCGTAAGGAGCAAGAATGCCAACAACATCAAACTTCGGTTGGACAACACCCGCCGACACCGATTTGGTCAAAGATGGCGCAGCTGCCATTCGCACTCTAGGCAATGGCGTCGATTCATCATTTGTCGATCTTAAAGGTGGAACATCAGGTCAAATACTTGCAAAAAATTCTGGAACTGATCTTGACTTTGTTTGGATTGCAAATGATCAAGGCGACATCACAGGTGTCACAGCTGGCACAGGAATCAGCGGCGGTGGCACATCAGGTGCGGTGACAATAACAAATTCAATGGCAACAGAAATTACAGCAAAAGGCGATTTGATTGTTGGAACAGGCAACGCGGCATTTGACAACTTGCCAGCTGGAACGAATGGTCATGTTTTAACAGCCGACAGCACCGTTTCACCGACAGGATTGAAGTGGGCTGCGCCTGCTGAGGGTGGCGGTATGACCTTACTTTCAACAACTACCGTATCTGCTAGCTCAACCATAACCCTTTCAAGCATTAGTCAAAGTTATATTCATCTGCAAGTAATTTTAGATAATCCAACCGTTAGCGCACAAAATGGCATTCGTTTTCGTTTTAATGGCGACACAAATACAAGGTATCGCAATTTAGCAGACCCATTAGATACTAATAATACCTTCAATTCGGATTTTATGCGGGCAAGTGGCACTATTGGCACATCAGGTGCCGTAAGTTGTTCAATTATAGATATTCCAAGTTATACGAATACTTATTCTTACAAGTATAGTCAGTATTGTTATTTTGGTAAAGAAGCCACATCGACAAACGCACAAATTGAAGGTTACGCTAATATTTATAATCAAACAGATGCAATAACATCATTGACTTTTTTCGTTGCAACAGGAACTTTTAGCGGCACAATTAGACTTTATGGAGTTAAATAATGACTAATCCACAAATAAAAATCGTAAATATTGAAACAGGCGAAGAAATTGTTAGAGATGCCAACGCTGACGAATTAGCACAAATGGAAAAAGACGCCGCTAGTTATGCGGCTGAACTTGTAGCAAAAGCCGAAGCCGAAGCCAAAAAAGCAGCAGCCGAAGCCAAGTTGCAAGCCTTAGGTCTAACCGCAGATGATTTGAAGGCTCTAGGGCTTTAGCACAATCCCTCAAAATAATGACGACATTACCTGACGGCACAGCTCAAAGATTTTGCCAAGTTGCATTGGATGAAGTTGGCTACATTGAAGAACCTGTCAATTTGACCAAGTATGGCAAACACACGATGGCTGATGGTTTGCCGTGGTGCGGAAGTTTTGTGATGTGGTGCGCGACAAAAATTGGCATCAAGATTCCATCGGTTGTCAGCACGGCAGCGGGAGCACAAAAGTTTAAGGATCAGAATCGATGGAGCGAAACACCTAAAAAAGGTTATTTGGCTTTTATGGATTTTCCACACGACGGCGTTGATCGCATTTCGCACATTGGCATCGTCGTTGATGTGAAAAAAGATTCTGTCATTTGCGTTGAAGGCAACACATCAGGCACGGGAGATCAGCGCAATGGTGGAATGGTGATGATTAAGGAGCGCGCAATCGGCAACGGTTCGCCTGTTGTCGGTTTTGGCATTCCAAGATTCACACCGTTTGACGGCGATTTTCCAATCGTTGAAGCTCCCGATTCGGCTACACCTACAAAGCCGAAGAAAGCGAAAAAGAAAAATGGAAAAAATCAAAGCACTTCTAGCGAGCTGGTCGCGTAGCTTCATTGCGGGATCGCTTGCTGTCTATCTCGCAACAGGCACAACCGACCTGAAAACACTTGGTTTGGCTGGCATCGCTGCACTTGCGCCCGTGTTAATGCGGTGGGCAAATCCCAACGATGCCGCTTTCGGGATCAGCAAATAAGCTGATCGCGTGGTGTCTGGGCGCGCTTACCCTTTCGCTCGCCCTGACATCATGCGGTTATGACGGCTGGATCAGATACCCTTGCCAAGATTTCGACAATTGGAATT